ACCACTTTTCTTGGTCTTTTAATACTTAGAAATACATATGGATAAGTTAGACAACCCTCTTTCATCAATACAGTTTCTACACTTGAAGAAATAATCATAGGATTAAACATTGCAATAGATAATCCTTTTTCTATAGAAGGATGGCCACCTGCAACAAACATATTAAATGGTAAACCTACTTGACTAGCAGTTAGTCCTATACCACCAAATTTACTCATACACAAAAACATAGCCTCTACAAGTTCTTTTCTATCTTTAAAATCATGTTCTTTTAACATGTCATCATTAAATGGTGCGATAGCTGATTGTACTCTAGGGTCTGTAGGTGGTATTAGTTTTAGTTCTTTCATATTGTTCCTAACTGTGTAAAGTTTTGATGTTTCTCAAACTTTATAATATTGGTAAATTTGTCAAATAGTATGTCACCTTTATGTGATATAATAAAGATGTTTTCTTTTTCTAGTGTCTTAATAATTTTAAAGAAGTCATCTGTACCTTGGCCATCTAAACTACTATCAAATATTTCATCAAGTATTAATAGATTTGTATTGGTACTATTTTTCATTCTAGCAATATCACGCCAAGTAAATAATAAAGCAAGGTCAATTCTCATTTTTTCACCCTCACTAAAGTTATTATAATTAAATGTGTCTCTAAATCTTGACTTAACTGTTTCGTTAAACTCTTCATCTAAATTAAATGAAATATAAAAATCCATAGATTGTAGATACTTGTTAATTAAGGCATTCATAATTGGTACATACTTACGAATAATCTGTGCCTTAGCACCTTTGTCGTTTAGTATTTCTCTTAATACATCAACATAATCTTTTTCTTCTTGTACATCTGTTAGATTGGCGTCTGCGACACCTAGGTCAGCTGACATATCTGATAATGATTGTTTAATACTTTCTATATCAACATCTCTATTTTCACTAATAGAAATCTCTTGCTGAATTTGGTCGCTGTGTTTCTTTAGACTTTCCAGACTTGCTGTTATCTTTGCTAAGTTTACATTCATGTCCTGTATCTTGTTTGATACCTTGCCAAATGCTGTTAACTTTTCTTCCTGTTTCGTTAGCTCTTCTACGAGCTGTGATAGTCCTGATTCTAGTTTGGAAATTGTTGTAGTTTCGTGATTGCATTTTTCTTCCTTAAATTTTTTGTCAATAGATTGTGTACACACCGGACATGTGTCATTCTCTTTGAAAAATTTTAAAGTCTTCTTATGTGTATCTAGGTTTTGTTCTATCTTAGTTTCGTATTTCTCTAACTCTTTTACCTTTTTTTGTGCTACATCTTGACCACTTAACTCATTTTGACTAACTGCTATCTGTTCATTGAGTTTTTGTAATTTTGTTTCATATTCTAGTCTATTTTTATTATTTTCTTCTAGTTTATTTTGCTGTGCCCTCTGGTTGTCGCTACCTTTGGCCTCCAGCGTCTTTAGATATTTTGCTTCAGTTTCATACTTAGTCTTTATTAACTCACATTGGTGCCTCACCTCCGTCAACTTTTTTTGAAGGTCACTCTGTTGGGAACGCAATATTAAGTCCATAAGACCAAAAACTCTAATATCAAGTATCTCTTCAACAACTTCTCTTCTATATCTCGGTTTCATCTTCATAAAAGGCTCGTATGATGAAGAGCCTAATAAAACCACCTGAATAAAAGACCTATAATTTAATTTCATTATATTTGATTCAAGATATTTTTGATAATCTACATTGTTTGCGTCTTGATTAATTAACTTACCATCACAAAATATCTCAAACAAATTTGGTTTAATACCTCTTCTTACAATATAATTCTTTGTACCTACATCAAACTCACATTCTACTAAACAATCACCACCATTAATAGTATTGACCATTTGTTCTTTTTTAATAATTCTAAAAGGTCTGTTAAACAAAACAAAACACAATGCGTCTAATAGTGTTGACTTACCTGTGCCATTTGTACCTACAACCAAGGTGGTTTGTGACATATCTAAAGCAACTTCTATTGGTTGATTACCTGTAGATAAAAAGTTCTTATAAGATATTCTTTTAAATAGTATCATTCACTAGCTTCCATGTACAATTCTTTTGCAAATTGTTTTAATTTTTGTTTATCTAATTTTATATCAACTTGGTCAATATAGTTACCTAAAAATGTTAATGTATCTTCACCTTGTTCTAATATATCTTCTCTTACTGAAGCACCAATATCCGTAGGGTCTTCTACTACATCTATAGCATGTATGTTTATATGATTATATAATCTGTCCATTAATCTTTCATACATGTCACTATCTGTCTTGTTTGATATATAAAGTTTTACAAAACATTTGTCATATGGTTTAATATCAAACTCATCATAGTTTGTTTCTTTATCATTATAAAGAATTTTTTTAAACATATAGTTTTTGTTTTCAATTCTTGATAGTTCTCTTGTTTCTGTATCAAATATATGAAAACCTTTAGGACAATTGTAGTCTGACCATGTCATTTCATATTGAGTACCTAGATAATAAATGTGGCCATCATCTGATTTTTTATGAAAATGTCCTGATAATACTTTTTCAAATCTTTTAAATATAGATTTTTCTAATCCATGGTCATTAAAATGGCCATTATGCATTTCAAAACCTTTAACTTCTAAGTGACCCATTGCGATAGTAGCTTGTGTACTTTCAATAGTTTTAATACTTTCTGCTTCATTATCGTCACAAATCCAAGGTATAAAGAGTATAGGTAGATTGTCAAATTCTACTGTTGTTGAGTGAGTATAGACCTTGGCATTTTTAGATATGTCAAGGTTTTGCATAGCATTTACTTCGTTTGTATTTTTGTAATAAGTATCGTGGTTACCAATAATAATATGTGTATCAATATTTAATTCATCTAGCCTATTCCAGAATACCTTTTTAAAATTGTGTGCTGTATTATGATTGATAAACTTTCTTCTATCAACAACATCACCTAAATGCACTAAACATTTAATATCATTTTCTTGCAAATACGGAAAAAACAAGTCGTTATAAAACTTGTTTTGGTATTCAATAAATGCTGGCGAATCATTACGGCACCCAAAATGGGTATCGTTCAATAAGGCTATCTTCATTTTTTCTTAGTTTTCTTTTTTACTGTTTTCGTTTTTGCTGGTTCATCTGAGACCATATTTTTCTGTAAGAATTCTGTAAACTGATTTTTAAATTCTCTATCCTCACCTGGTTGCAATGCCATATCATCATAATTAGATTCTTGAATCATCCGTTGTTTAATTGTTATTTGTTTCTTTTCTTTCTGGATTCTTCTTATAAATGCGTAATAGATTATTTGCGTGAAATATGCAAAAGGATTGTTTGAAGTTTTTGGATTAAAATTATCTAAATATTGTAAACAGTTTTCAATACCATCACTAATCATATCATCTCTAAAAGTATAATTAATAAAATTAGGTCTGTATGAAAGGTGGTTTGCTATCTTTAAAAAACATTCACCAACATAGTCGGGGACTCTTGGTTTGTTTTTCTTTTCTTTCTTAGCTTTGTCAACAGATTTCTTATATTCGACCATAGCGGCCAAGAATTCTTTGTTGTTGACATAGTGTTCCGATTTCTTTTTTGTTTGTGCCATAATATCCTCACTATATAATAATTTAGTAAAATTGTCAATGCTGATTGATGTTCATTCCACGGTTGACAATGTTTTTTATTTGCGTATAATAACGGTGTCCGTTTGCATAAAGACACTTAAAGTACCTAGTGTAATGTTGGTTCATCTTCTTCATCATCCAACTCTCTAAAGATTTCATTCATCTTTTTATTTTCATCAGCGGTAAACTCTTTTCTGTGATAGCCCTCGTCTTTTTTAGGTTTATCTAAGTTCTCATAATTCTTTACAATATCATTATAACTAGTTGACATTTCTAAGGAGGCGTTGGTGATTGTCATTATTTTATCTTTAGGAATAGTAATAATTTTATCACTCGTATAGTTAGTCCAACGAATCATTGCTATATAATCTCTAAACCCCATTGGTGTCATCTGAGGCACATATTTAATTTGTAAGGGTTTTTCTAATCTAATTAAAGGACCATTGTCAGGCAACTGTTTGTCACCAGTAGGTAGAACGGTAACAATGTCGTCACCATTAATTAGTTTTATTATTTTAACTTCTGGTTTCATTGTTTAACTCTATGTTGTGTATCTCATAATCAAAGTCTTCTTCACTATAGATATTTATCCTTTCCCTAAAATGGGCTAGTGTGTAGTTTTCTTTCTCATTATAAGTTAAATCATCTGATATATCATACAAGGTAGCATGACTATTGTTATCTTTTAATCTAAGACCACGACCAATTGATTGTAAGTTTCTTATCCTAGATTTAGAAGGACTAGCAAAAATAATGTTATGCAAATTCCTAATGTTAATGCCTGTAGAGAAAGTCCCATATGACGCAACAATAATAGCTCCGTCAGCCTTCTCTGTAATTTTTCTAATTTCTTCTCTTTCGTCTGTGTCAACTCCTCCGTGAACATAAAATACCTTCTTATCTGTTGCTTTATCTTTTATTGATTCGTATAAGTCCTTGCCATGTTTTTCAACATACTGAAATAAACATAATGTATTGCCATTTAATCCAGCCGCCAAGTTTCTAATAAACTTATTTCGTTTATCAGACTTAACTATGTAGTCCATTTCTTCTTGATATGTCATGCCACTAGCATGTTTACATTCAATAGCGCCATGTTTTAATATTAAACAGAATATCTTTAAGTCTGCTAGTTGTTTCTTTTCTTGTAACTCTACTGTAGAAACTACTTTATTAACAGTACCAAATAGTCCTTCAAGTACCAATTTATGAGTTTGTGTACCATCTAAAGTACCTGTCAATCCTACTCTATATGGGCATTTTTCTAATTTTGTCAATATCTTTGTAAGAGAAACGGCCTTAAATAAGTGTGCTTCATCACCAACTATCATGCCAATATCTTTAAAATATTTTTTAGGTTGTGTGTAAATAGATTGCCATGTAGATATAATTACAGGTTTATTTGTTTCTTTTGCATGACCTTGATATATTCTATGTACATGTTTTTCAGGTGACCAACCATAATCTTTAAAGTCTTTAAACAATTGTTCTACCAGAGAGGTAGTTGGTACAATAATTAAGATTTTTTTCTTATCTTGTTTTAGCCGTAAAATGTTAAACCTAATAAGAAGATAGACAATAAGAGATTTTCCACTAGCTGTGGGTGAAAGTAATAAAGTCCTATTTTTTCTAACTGCATGTATAAATGCCTCCTTTTGATAATCCCTAACCTTAAAAGGAATATTTAGTGCTTCAATAAATTTGTCGACCTTTGCTTCGTCAACCTTTGTGTCTTGTATTTTAGTTCCGTCAACAACTTGTACATTATTGTCTTCACACCATTTTAATATATATGGATATAGACCAACATATATTTGACCTGTCTGATATGAAAACAATCTAATCTTACCGTCCCATACTCTGTTTCTAAACTGAGGCATAAACTTAAAACCAGGTACTTCAAATGTAAAGAATTGTCCTAGTTCTCTTCTTATATCTTCGTCTGCCTCAATCTTTAAATAGACATCATCTTTTTTATCTATAATTAGATACCTTGTTAGGGTCATTTAAAACTCCGCTGATTGATATTCTTCGGAAGAACCAACTTTACCTTTTAACATTATATTAAAGGCAATACTAATTCTATTAGATTTTGTTTCATTAATTGGTACATAGTGTTGTAGCCATGAGGGAAATAATATCATTCTATTAGTTGCTGAATCATATTTAATTACACTAGCATTATCTACAAATTGTTTTGTTACATCTGGTTGTATAACACCAGCTTGAGGTCTAGGGTCTGTAAATATAATACCAGATGTTTGTTCGGCTTCTACATAAAATACACCACTTAAAATATTATTAGAGTGTGTGTGAGGTCTATGAGTTTCACCAGGTTTTAAAACATTTGACCACATATCAGTAACATCAAAACCTTGATATTCAAAACACAAATTATCAAAAACTTTTTTAGTATTTTCTACAACCTTATGAGTTAGTTTATCATACAAAACATTTCTGTGTAAGTTTGCTTTACTTTGCCAGTTTTTTGTAGTTTGATTGTATGATGAAGTAATATCTTTTCTTATTTGCAATAGACTATTACTATCTATTACATTGTCAAAAAGATAAACATGTGTTGAAAATAACTTATCGTGTTTCATCAGATAGCACCACTAGTAAACTTACGCCAATCAATTGCATTTTTTATTGTGAAAGTTCTATTAGTGATTTGTCTAATTGTTCTATCTAAAAAATCAACACAAGCTTGTAAGTAATCTACTTTTTGTTTTGACTTAATATATCTTTCATCTGATAAAATATATTGGTCAACATCTTGTCTTAGTAATTTAATGTTAAAAGGTTTTTCTGCATAGACCGAAGCGTCTGCTTTACCTGTATAATATTCCCAAAGTTCTCTTTTGGTATTATACAAATCGCCTTCAGCACGACTAAGCATTAACTTAAACTTAGTTAAGTGTTTCATATATTTGTTATGTAACTGAGGAGTTTTAAGAGATTCTAAATCAAGTTCACTATCATTAATCTTTAAATCTTTATCAGCCAATTCTTGTAGTTTTTCTAAATCCATAATATACACATCCTATCATAATTATATAAAATTGTAAAGCTTTTAAGTTACTGTATCCGTTGTATTAGACGCACCCTTTAAGGCAAATTCATATATCTTATATTTAAAAGTTACAGTTGCTGTTAAGTAATTAACATCATCCGCTTGTTGGTTAAAATCTAATCCTGACAATGAAGAGGGAAACACATCAGAAAATCTAACTTCAATATTTGCATTGTTTTTACTTGTCAATACATTTAAAGTTGCGTCTGAAAATATAGGTCCTAATGGTGTTGCACCATATTTGACTTTACCTGCGTCTGTAGTTAAACTATCTTTACCTGTAGTAGGAAATCTATCTTTACCAGCTTCAACTAAACTTGCAAACTGTGTTCTTGATTTAGGATAACCTATACCATACATCCAGCCATGTATCTCTCTATAGTTTTCTAAATTTTCATCTACTAGAAATGTAATCTCTAAATCACTAAAGTTGATAGTATCGCCTGGAAGTGGTATGTCCGCCAACGGAGTTGGTTGGACAGTAGCATTAAGACTTATACCTGGTATATTACAA